GGCGAGACGTACCAGTACGTCGAGAAGACGCTGCCGGATCACCGCCACGCGCGCGTCCAGATCAACGTGCATGCCATGACCCGGATCGACGCAGCCACCATCGCCCGCTCGATCGAGCGGGCACTCATCGAAAGTCCGCTGGTGGCGCAGGCCTATGGAGCCTTCGTCAGCACCTACGAAGACACGCTGAAGATCTACGGCACTCGCCAGGACTTCGGCATCTGGGTCAAGGAATAGGCCTAGCCAGCCGCGCCGCCGCGCAGCTGTTTCCGACCCGGTCTAGCGCCGGGTTTTTCGTTTCCACGACAGAGGAATCCTCATGAGCTCCTTCTTCCCCAACGGCACCCAGTACGCCGTGTCGACCACCCTCGCGGCGGCGATCGCCCTCACGGCCATCACGAACGCGGACCCGGCCGTCGCCAGCGCCGCCGCGCCGCCGGCCAACGGCTCCATCGTCATGCTGACCTCGGGCTGGTCGGCGCTGAACGACACGGTCGCGAAGACCGGCAATGCCGATGCCGACAGCTTCGAGCTGGTTGGGGTCGACACCACCTCAGTGGCCGACTTCCCGGCTGGTGCAGGTGCTGGCACCGCGCGCGTCGCCGCCGGTTGGGTGCCGCTCACGCAGGTTCGCAGCGACGCGGTCACCGGCGGTGACCAGCAGTTCTTCACCTATCAGTACCTGGAGGACAAATCGAACCGGCAGCGTCAGAAGCCGACGACGAAGTCGCCGGTCGTGATCACCCTTCAGCTGGATTACGACCCGGCGCTGCCGTGGTACGACGCGCTGGTCAAGCTCGATCGCGCCGGTCAGCCCGCTGTGCTCCGTGCCACGCTGCCCAGCGGCGACGTCATCTACTACCTGGCGTACCCGTCGTTCAACAAGATCCCGACGGGCAACATGAACGAAAACCAGCAGAACACCGCCACGTTCTCGCTGATCGGCGATCCGGTGCGCTACGAGGCCGCCGCCTGATGTTCACGATCAAGGCGAACCCCACGTTCCCGGCGACGATCACCATCGTCGGGCAGGGCGTCCGAAAGAAGCTCGAGGTGGTTTTCCGGCACAAGCTGCAGGACGAGGCGGAAGCGCTCCTGTCCGCCTTCGCTGCGGACCAGAAGGCCGCGACGGACGTGGTGCTCGAAGTCGTCGAAAGCTGGGACGCGGATATGCCGCTCGATGCCTCGTCCCTTGCCGTGCTCAAGCAGAACCAGATCGGTGCCCTCGAGGCGATCATCGCCGCCTGGGCCACCGGGCTGAGGGTGGCCCGCGAGGGAAACTGAGGGAGGCGGTGCGGGCGCTCTACGGGGAGCGCCCCACCGCCGCTCAGGCTTCGCTGATCGGCTTGCGCGCGTCCGACTTCCCGAAAGAGCAGGCGCTCGTCGAGCTGTGGCCGGAGACGTTCCCGCAACTCCTCTTCTTTCGTGGTTTCACCACCCAGTGGCGACAAGGGCCTGGCGGTCCGGTCGGCCTCGACTACGCGGTGATCTTCCACGAGCTGGACCGCAAAGGTCTGGCGACTGACGCCTACGACGACATGCTCCACGCCCTCCGGATCATCGAGGACGAGGCCCTGAAGCTGATCCACACGAAGAAGCCATGACCGACGACAGCATCGGCACCGCGCGCCTCGATATCGTCGTCGACACGACGCAGTTCGACGCCGCGATCAATTCGGCGAAGCGGAGCGTCAGCTCCATGTCGCAGGAGGCGCAACGGGATTACGCGCAGCTGTCGGCGGCCGAGCGCCGCCGGGTGGATTCGCTCATCCGCCAGGCCGACACGCTCAAGCTCACGCGTGCCGAGCAGATCGCCTACAACGCTGCGCTGAAGGGCGTACCGCTGAGCATCCTTGACGACCTCAAGGCCAAGCTGGCCGCTCAGGAGGCGGCCACCAAGGGCGTCACCGACGCCAATGGCAAGTACGTCATGAGCGAGAAGGCACGCGCTGCAGCGATGCGCGGCGTCCCTGCCCAGATCACCGACATCGTCTCCGGGCTGGCAACCGGGCAGCGTCCGCTTACCGTTCTACTTCAGCAGGGCGGCCAGCTGAAGGACATGTTCGGCGTCATCGCGCCGGCGGCGGGAGCACTCGGCCGGAGCCTGCTCGCGCTGATCAACCCGGTCACGCTTGTGGCCGGTGCCCTCGGCGGCCTCGTGCTTCTGTGGAAGGACGGCGCTGACGAGCAGGACGGCTTCCGGCACGCGCTCGCGCTGACGGGCGACCAGGCAGGGCAGACGGCCGACCAGCTCGCGACGTCCGCGCGCGACATCGCGAAGCAGGTAGGCGGCACCACCGGAGCGGCCGCGGATGCCGTCACGAAGGTGGTCCAGTCCGGCCAGTTCGTCGGCACCCAGATCCAGCTGGTCGCGCGCGCTGCGGTCGCGATGAACCGGGCAACCGGAGCAGCCATCGATGACACGATCGCCCAGTTCTCCAGGCTCGCCGACGACCCGGTGAAGGCCGCCGAGGCGCTCGACAAGCAGTTCCACTTCCTCACCCAGTCGACGAAGGACCAGGTCGCCGCGCTGGTCGAGCAGGGGAGGCAGCAGGAGGCGACCGCGTTGCTGTTCCAGCAGTATGCGGATGCCGTCTCGACGCGCTCGAAGGATGTCCTCGACGACGCCAACGGGATGACCAAGGCGTTCCGTGCCCTGAAGGACGAGGCGATCGGCCTGTGGAACGCGGTCGGCGATGCGCTGCGTCCCAACACCCTTCGCGACGACCTTCAGGAGCAGCTGTCGAACCTCGCTGAACTCCAGGCGCAGGCGCGGACCGGCGTCCGTTTCCGCTGGAACATCGACGGGATCGTCGACATCAACAAGGAAATCGACAAGACCAAGGCCAGCATCAACCTGATCCAAGACCAGTTGATGGGCCAGGACAACCTGAGCGTCGCTACGGCCGCGGCAAACCGGATCGAGGCGGACGGTGCGGCCGGGAAGCGCGTACTCGAGGCAGCGACGAAGCAGTACGCCACCACGGTCGACAAGTACAAGGACGAGCGGCAGAAGATCGTCGACGCCGCCGCTGCTGCGCTCAAGGCCGACCCGGGCAACGAGAAAAAGATCCTCGAGGACAAGACGAAGGCCCTGAAGGGCCTCGACGAGCAGTACCAGAAGGCTGTCGACGGCCAGGCGCGTGCCGCTGCCGCACTCGCGAAGCCCGGTCAGACGCTCATCCAGCGCCTGCAGGAGCAGATCGCCGCCAATGAGCAGGACGCCGCGAGCACCGACAAGCTCACGGCCTCCCAGCGCCTTCGGATCGCGGTCGAGGCCGACCTGGAGGCCGCTGGCGACAAGGTCAACGCTGCCGATCGCGCGAACATCAAGTCCCTGCTGGACAAGCTGGAGACGACCGACAAACTGAACAAGGCGAACGACGAGCGGGTCAGGGCGACCGAGCAGCTGGCCCGGCTGATGGCGCAACTCAACGCCCAGGAGGAAAACCAGCGCGACGCCAACAGCGCGGACCTCGCGCAGTACGGCCGTGGCAGCGACGCCGTCGAGCAGCTGCGCCGCCGGTTGGACATCGAAAGGACCTACACGGACGGCCTGAAGCAGCTGCGCGACCGCGGCGTAGCCGAGGGGACGGAGTCCTATCGTGTGCAGGAGGAAGCCCTCCGCGCGTCACGAGACCGCATGCTTGGTGTCGAGCAGGATTACCAGTCCAGCCGACTCGCCATCATGAGCGACTGGCGTAACGGTGCGCGCCGCGCGATCGAAGACATCACCTTCGAGGCGCAGGACAACGCGAGCACGGTCGATTCGTTCATCCGTGATACTGCGGGTGGCCTTTCCGACTACATCGTCGACGCGACCACGAAGGGCGAGCGGAGCATCAAGAGCTTCGTGTCGACCCTGTTCGCGCAGGCGGCGCGCATCGCGGCAAATCGAAGCGTGGCGACCTTGCTTAATTGGGGTCTGAGCTTCATCGGCTCGGGCAACAGTTCCGGATCTGGGGATGCGCTCAACGGCGGCAGCAACTACACCGGCTCCGGGTCGCTATCCACCTCG